CGATACTTCACGAAAACCGTTCCGACGCTGCTCGCCATATCAGACACTATCGAAATACCTTACTACCTCGACACGACGCTCGTTATACCGATTCATCAGCAAGAATACGCAGGGGATAACTATCGGGCATGGGTTTCCGGATTCGAGGCAAGGCTTGATTCGATAAACATATTCGCCCCGGCAACGACACAATACATTGACCGCTACATCAAGCCGAAAAACCTATTCGCCGTAAACGCAGCAGCAGGGATTCGATACAGTCGCACGACAGATATGTACGCAGGGCTTTCATTACGCTACGAGCATTACAAAAAATTCTCACTTGAAGCCTCAACAGGAATAACCGCCGGGACACAGGGAGCAGGAATATACGTTGAGGGACGAATAAATATCCCGATTTTTACCGCAGGGTATTGACGTTTACGAAATAAACACTATATTTGCAGTAACAATGTAACACCTTTTACACCAGTCTTTGTTTGTTATTTTGCCCACGTTGTGAAACGTGGGTTTCTCTTTGCAACAGGGGGATAAAAAAAGGGCTGCGTTTGCAGCCCTCAATCATTCAAATACGCCCCGGTCAATACTTCGAAAAGGCTTCGAGGTTCGAATTCGGGTTGTTCCAAATAAGTATAGGAAACACCCGGTAAATGAATTCGCTCGCTATCAGTAAGATTCATAAAAATTTAAGAATTTTAATTAGAATTATTTTTTTATATAAAATTTAATTTTTAATTTTGCCCGGTATTTAATGAAAAATACAAAATGTATGTAAACAAAAGATAAGAATGAAAACCGATAACACACAGCGAATTAAAAAAATTTAATAAAATCCTAAAAAATCTACACTATGAGAAACGTTAAAACCGCCTACACGGCTGAAAAAGAAAAAAGGGACAGGGCAATATACAGAGAGTATTGCGAAACAATGAGGCGTCCCGGCGCAGCGTCCACGTACGTAACCGCATACCTTATGAAAAAGTATAACATTCATTCCCCGGCAACGATATGGCACATTCGCCGCCGTATGGAGCAGAAGGAGCGGCAGGAGCAAAGCAGATAATCGAATTACTAACCTAATATAATTTGATACATTATGAAAGACATTGAAATCCAACAAATCCGACAGGACATCATTCAAAAATTAAACGACCGATTCGGGAGCAACTACGCCATTCTAAAATTCGAGATATCAGAAATGACGCTCGGGGCGCACCCGGCAATCGTACTAATAATCAAGACCACGTACGAGGGGCGCACGCTCCGGGCAGGGGCGATAAAGCGCACTATCAACGAACTGTTCGAGGCTATCGACAGCACTATCGAGGAGCAGAAACATCAAGTAATAACCGAAAGATTGGGATTGCAAAGAGAATGACCGCTCCCGACCTCACGAAACCATTGTGGCAACTTACCGTTGCCGAATTCCTTGAACTACAAAGGGTAGCAATCACACAGCATAATCGTACTATAATAATCAACGCAAGTACCGCACTCAATCTTCTAAATAAACACAATTCAAACCGCCGGAAGGCATTAAAAAACAATTATCATGAATGAAATTAAACAAATCGAAGTCAGTCAATCAGAATTGCTCGAAGCCGTAAATCGGGCAGAAATTGACATTCAAATCGCAACAGCGAAACGCTATCCCCGGGACATTACCCACGTCTTGAACCAAATCGCAACCCTCGCCACAATGGACACCGAAACCGCCGAGGATTGCTTCTACGCCCTTCGCAGGGGCAGAGCAGAAGGCGACAACGCCGTTATCGAAGGTCTGTCCGTCCGAATGGCAGAGATTTTTGCCGGGGCATGGGGCAACCTTCGTGTGCAGACGAGAATCGTCGGAAATGACGGCAAAACCATTACAGCGCAGGGCGTTTGCCACGACCTCGAAACCAACCTCGCCGTTGCCGTTGAGGTAAAACGCCGCATAACCGACAAATACGGACGTACCTACTCCGAGGATATGCAGGTCGTAACAGGTAACGCAGCCTCGGCAATCGCTTTCCGCAACGCAATCTTCAAAGTTATCCCGAAGGCAGTTACGAAGAAGGTAATCAACGAGGTAAAACAGGTCGCCCTCGGCAAATCCATTGACCTTGAAACCTCTCGCCAACGCATCGTCGAATACTTCGGCAAACTCGGCGTAACACAGCAGCAGTTGTTCGACTATCTGTCAGTCAAGAAACTCGAAGAAATCGACAAAGAAAGGGTATTCGAACTCCGTGCCCTCGCTAACGCAATAAAGGAAGGCACAACCACAGTCGAGGAAACGTTCAGAAAGAATGTAGCCGATGCAGCAAAGATTGCCGAGGAAGCGAAGAAGAAGGCAGAGGAAGCAAAACGCCGGGTAGAAACCTACACGAAACCGACAGCAACACCCCGGCAGAAAGCGCAGGAAGCGCAGGAAGCGCAGGAAGCCCCGGGTGGTAAAATAATCTAATCTAATCTAATAATCATAAAACCGAGAAATAATGGCAACATATATCTATAAAGCGAAGGACAGGGACGATTGGCTCGCCTACCGCAAACGTGGTATCGGCAGCAGCGAAATCGCCACAATCGTAGGGCTTAATCCTTTCGAAACACCCTACCAACTTTGGCGCAGGCTGAAAGGTATCGATGCACCGAAGGAGCAGAATTTCGCAATGCTCGCAGGGCATTACCTCGAAGATGCCGTTGCAAAGTTCTGGCAGGACGCAACAGGTCGGGAAGTTATCAAAGCATCAGCAGGCGACATCGTCGCAGTAAACGACGCAAAGGAATTCCTAATCGCCTCGCCCGACCGTACATACTGGATTCCCGGACTACCTCGCAACAACGAGAACAAGGGCGTTCTCGAATGCAAGACCACACAGGCGACTATCGACCCGGACGACCTTCCCCGGCATTGGTTTTGTCAAGTGCAATGGCAACTCGGCGTTATGGAACTATCCGAGGGAAGCCTCGCTTGGTTATCTTCCGGACGTGCCTTCGACTATCGGGATATCGCCTTCGCCCCGGACTTCTACGGTTGGCTTGTCGAGGAAGCAGAGCGTTTTTGGACAGACCACGTCAAAGGGGACGCCGAGCCTACCGCAATCAACGCCGCCGACATCCTCGCCAAATACACCACGCACACCGAGGGGCTTATAAAGGAAGTGAACGAGGCTACCCTATCGGCATACAGGCAACTACGTGAATGTAAAGCCCGGATAAAAGAGGAAGAAAGGCTTAAAGACGAACTTGAAGAACTGGTAAAACTGACATTCGCAGACGCAGAGGCTATATCGTACAACGGCGAAATCCTCGCAACGTGGAAAGCAAGCCGTCCGAGTAACGTCTTTGATTCCGCTCGCTTCAAGGCAGAACATCCGGAATTGTACAACAACTATATGATAACGAAACCCGGCTCACGTCGTTTCTTAATCAAATAGCAATGTATCTGATTAGCAATCAAGTATATAACGAAATCCTTCGCCTGTTGGAGTACATCCCCCGGCAGGCGAAAGGGATTCGCCACGGAAACAATGTTCGAAAATCGCTCATTTGCCGCACTTATTTACTCCGGTTAAGTAAATATACCGGAGAGGGTGCGAAACGCCGAAATAAGAAAGAAAAAGGGGCAAAAAAGGGGGTTGTTTAACCCATTGAAGTGTTTACAATAAAATCATATAATATAATTTCGCATAAAATGGCAAATAGATTAACAAATACGAACAAATGGCAGGACGCTTGGTTTTACAACCTTTCCCCGAGCGAGAAACTGTTGTGGATATACCTTTGCGAGAACTGCGACATCGCAGGATTCTACGAGGTTTGCCCACGCCGGGCTATCATCGAAACCGGGCTGACGGACAGGGGCTTCGAAGGGGCTTTCGAGGGGCTTAAAAGGGGCTACATATCAAGCATCGACGGCGAGGTAATCTACCTGCGAAACTTTCTCAAACATCAACGCAATCTGCCGCTTAATCCACACAACCGGGCGCACGCCGGAATACTTTCACGCTTCGAAAACTATAAGGACAGATTCGATTTCAACCTCATAGAAGACTGTACCTCAATAGAGTTAGACAAATATATTAAGGGGCTTAAAAGGGGCTTACAAGGGGCTAACAAGGGGCTAATGAGCCCCAATAGTAATTGTAATAGTAATAGTAATAGTAATAATATAGACTATAAAGAAAAAGAAATATATAAAGAAAAAGAAAAAGAAAAAGAGGATTATCTGAAAAACACCTTCACGCAATTTTGGAATATGTACGACAAGAAAGTCGGTCGGGAAACTTGCGAAAAGAAATGGGCGAGATTAACCGAGGCGGAACGTCAGAAGATATTCGCAACGCTCCCCGGCTACATCATATCGCAGCCCGATAAGAAGTATCGCAAAAATCCCGAAACCTACCTAAATCAAAAATCGTGGAATGACGAAATAATCATTCCGACAGCAACGCTAACGACAACCAATAAAAATAAAACTAATTCATATAAAGACAGCGAAGTATGGCAAAGATGAAGCGCACACACAGCATCGGCGAACTACTGAAAAACGTCCCGGTCGATGATTTCTTTCAACCGATACAAAGAATCCCGGTCGTACCATACGACATTGAAATCGCCCTCGACGTTATCGAGGCACTCGGCAGGGAACGCAAGCCCACGTTCGTAATCGACAGCGAAAATAGTTTTGTTTTCGAGCAACTCGTAAAATGGGTACACGCCGACCCTTCCTTCGAGGCATTACACCCGATAACACGGAAGCGAATCCCGGGCGACCTTACGAAAGGCATATACATCGCCGGGAATACAGGAACAGGAAAAACGTGGGCATTGGACATAATACGAACATATCTCGCAATCGACAACGTACGCATAAAGGTAGCAGACGTCGTCCGCCCGATAAAGTGGGGCATATACAGAGCAGACAGCATATGCGACGAATACACCTCGACAGGGGAAGTCGCCAAGTTCAAAAACCTACGATACCTCTGCATCCACGACCTCGGCGCAGAGCCGCAGGAATCGCTCCACATGGGAAACCGCATTCGGGTATTGCAACAGATAATCGAGAACCGGGGCGACCGTGTAGATTACCTTACGCACATAACGTCGAACTATCCACTTGCAAGCAGTTATATACTTGACCGCTACGGCGAACGTGCGCAGAATCGCCTGTTTGAAATGTGCAACTATCTCGAACTAACCGGAAAAGACCGTCGCAAATGTTAAAACGTAAAGATATAATCGGCTTCGAGGAACTCCGAGCCTTCGAGCGCAGGATGAACACCGAATACGTCCCGGAAGTAATCAAGCAGAACATCGAGAAGGGGATATTCTATACCGGATATAAGGACAACGCAAAACAGTTCATTGACCGCTACGGAGCGAAACCCTTGTTCATCTTCGTTTACGACGACACCGTGGAACACATATTGACAGAAACGAAACTCGCTTTCTACTTCCGGGAACGCCTGCTCGTCCTCGAGAAATCAACGACGCCAACCTACGAACTATCGCTCTACGAAAGCCAATTCCGGGACAACTACATCGGGGCAGCAAACATCGCCAACCGTCCGAAGAAAATCGGCGTTGCAGACGATTCCCGGGTGCAGGAATGGTACGACTACCTCATAGACCGGGAGCGCAATATAATCGAACATACGCTCGATATCAACGCAGAGCGCAGGGAACTCTTGCAGGCTACCGTCAGCCGATTCGGGAATACCTCGCAACTTATGCAGGCTATCGAGGAACTCGCCGAACTCATTACCGCTATCAATCACTTTATGCGGCATAAACCCGACGCCCTCGACAGCCTTGTAGAAGAAATCGCAGACGTCCGAATAATGACGGAACAACTCGCACTCATTGTCGGCGAGGGGAAAGTACAGGCAACAGAACAGCGCAAGTTGCAAAAACTATACGAATTACTTCAAACTACATAACATGGAAATAACAGACGTCGCAAAAATACTCGCATCCGCTTTCGTTCTACTCGTCGCCGCCTACTTCGTGCAGGAACAGGCAGATAGGTACGACACCCGGGCAGCAAGGCTCATACAGGGGATTAACACAGCAATAATCGTTACGCTTATACTCGTTATCGCAATTTCAGTCATAATCATCATTTACATAAACAACTAAAAATCAAAGAAAATGGTAAAGATTAATGAATTCGCCGTCGAACGTTGGGAGAAACAAATGGCGGCTACAAAGGCGGCAGGGGATGATTCCCTGCAAAAATGCTACGAACAACTTCAAAGGTATGACGGAACAGTCGAAATATTCGAGGACTACGACCTTTTGAGTTTTACATTCAAACACACCTACCCGAATGGAAGGGAAGGCATATTCGGTGGAATCATCTATCACGGACGCCGGGACAATTACGGAAGCGGCGGCGCACCTACGTTCTCCGTTTGTTTAGAGCCTACGACCGGGTACAGTATTCACACCTAACCGGAAAAGACTATCGCAAATGTTAACTTGAAAATAGAACCAATGCTTATACACACCCGAACTTGGGGTATAGAAACGATAACAAACTAATACACAAAAACTCAAACAATTATGAAAGCAAACACGTTACGCACAACAATCGCAATGAAAAACGCCCCGGCGAACCTGTTCGGGGACGAGAAGAACTACGAAGCCGCTCCCTCAAAGACGGCAGAACAGCAGGCATTTGACACGCAGCGCATGAAAGTCTTGAGCATCCTTCTGTCCGGGCAGGGAATTACATCGCTCGAAGCCTTCGAGAACAGGGACGCCGACGGAACGCTCCGCCCGATTACTCGCCTCTCGGCAATTATCTACGTACTACGTCAGAAGGGGTACGAAATCACAAACGAATGGGAAAGCAATGGGCGCAGCCGTTGGGTACGCTACCGCCTCACAAAAACACCGTCGCTCGAAATCTAACAACGAAACAAAAGAAGAGCACTATGCCACGAAGAAGAAAACGCAAAGCATTACCGCCGACACTTTCCGCCGCCGAAGTCTTGAAGTATGCGAAGAAAGAGGAAAAAAGGTGGAACACGGTAATCGTCAAACACCCGGAACTGCAACACACGTACATCGTTCAAAGAATATCACTACGACAGCAATGAAGAAGAAGCCCTCGGCGTTGAAGAAGCAGCAGGAAAGAGGGGACGCCTTCACAGCCCTCGTAACGCAACGCCTCGGCGTTCAGGCAGTAAAAGAATACCAATTCGCACCGCCTCGCCGTTGGCGTTTCGATTACGCCATTCCTTCCGCCAAGATTGCACTCGAAGTCGAGGGCGGCGTATGGACAAGGGGCAGACACACCCGACCGAAGGGCTTCCTCTCCGATATGGAAAAGTACAATACGGCAGCCGTTGCCGGGTGGAAGGTCTTACGTACCGTCCCGGGGGAATTGTTCACAATGGCTACTCTTAACTTGCTACACTCTGCGATATCGTTCGTTAAAGCCGAAAAATAACCCGAAAAAAAGACGTACGACGCCGGGTGGGTACAATTACATAAAAGCAACAAAAAACACGCAAAAAGCCGCAAAAAACGGCTTTTTGTGTTTACATTATAAACATTTGCTTACTTTTGCATACATATCCAACAAAAAAAACAATATGAAAACGCAGCAAGTAAAGTTATCACAAGTAACCGTAAACGAGGCAAACCCTCGGATTATCAAAGATGCAAAATACCGCAAACTAATCGATTCGTTGCTCGCCTTCCCGGAAATGCTAAACATTCGCCCTATCGTCGTTGATAATACAATGACCATTCTCGGCGGCAATATGCGTGCCCGAGCACTACACGACATCGCTACAATGGGCGAGCAGGAACTCACGGAGCGAATAAACAGCATAAAGAACAGGACAGGGGAAGAAAAAAAACTACTCGCCGACAAGTGGAAGGCGTGGCAGGACAACCCGACAATCGAGGTCATTCGTGCCGACAGCCTTACGGACGAGCAGAAAAAGGAATTCATCATTAAAGACAACTCCGGCTATGGGGAGTGGGATTGGGATATGCTCGCAAATGATTGGGACGGCGAATTACTTGACGATTGGGGGCTTGACGTATGGAACTTCAAGCAAGACGCCGGGATGGGCGGCAACTTTGGCGGCGTGAGTGGGGGTGGTTACCCGGAAGGAATATCCGAGAACGGATTGAAAAGCGGTATTGTCGAAGAACTTGAAGGGCTGGACATAACGCCCGACGACCTACCGAAAATAAGCGGAGAGGATAACGTGCTTATGGAGCGAATAATCATCGTGTACCCGGGCGAAAGGGCGGACGAAATTGCAAAGTTAATTGGGTTGGAATCTATCAATAAGGTTGTCTATTCAATATCGGAATTGATTGGGGAATAGTAACATACGCTCAAAACATCATAGAATATGTCCGGTATAATGAGGAAAACGTGCGTGTATATAACAGGGACTAACGGCGTCGGAAAGACAACCCTCGCCAAAGCCCTTATTGAGCATTACGGCGGCGTGAAAACGTCAGACAAGGAACTTACGCTCTGTAACGACGAAAGGGCGTGTTTCGCCGGACCATACGGTGAAAGCAACTATGGGGGCGTGGATATTATCAATCAGACGAAAAGCCTTCAAGGAATCGTAAAAAAAGCACTTAAAACGCAAGACGTCATATTCTGCGAAGGGTCATTTATGAACAACTTCGGGTTAAATGTTACGAAAGCAATGTTCGAGGCAGAAAGACACCTTGTCGTCTTCCTTTACGCTCCTGTCCGTGTAATACATAGCAGGCTATTATCCCGGTCGGGGAGAGGCGTCAATAAAGAAGTGGTTGAGAAGCAGAAATGCGGTTGCAGCGCAGCCCGGAAGTGGGGTTCGATAGGCGTCCCTGTATTGAGTTTTGACACGTCAAAGGTGGAAATCGGAATTATAATTCAGCAAATAATAAAAAGAATTGAAAAATGAGTAAGTTTTACCATTCTCCCCGGTGGAGTAACGAGGTGGCAGATTGCAGTATGCCTATGACCTTTGACACATACAGCAACTGCTCCTACGGCTGTATGTATTGCTTTTCACAGTTCCAAAGGGCTGTGGGGGGGTCAAAGGACGCATACCTACACAAAGAAGTGTCGCCTGTGAACGTGAATCGTGTGAAAGATATATTCCTAAACCCGGACAAATACCAGTTTGGGGAGTACGTAAAGCAGCGAAAGGTTATGCAATGGGGCGGATTATCAGACCAGTTCGACTCCTTCGAGCGCAAGTACGGAGTAACGCTTGAATTGATGAAGTTCTTTAAGGAAATCAACTACCCTTTGAGTTTTTCGACGAAAGCGACTTGGTGGACGAAAGATGAACGCTATATGTCATTGGTAAGAGGGCAAAAGAATTGGAATTTCAAATTCTCCATAATCACGCTCGACGAACAAAAGGCACGCATCATTGAGCGAGGCGTCGATACTCCCCTGCTACGCCTTGACGCATTGGAGCGCATAGCAAAGGCTGACGCCGGGGGCGCAACGCTTCGTCTTCGACCTTTCATAATTGGGGTTTCTACACCGACATACCTACAACTAATCAAGGAAGCCAGAAACCGGGGGGCGACCGCATTGAGTACCGAGTTCTTCTGCGTCGAGCAGCGAAGCCGAACGCTCAAAGAATATATGCCGACGCTGAATGAACTGTGCGGCTTCGACGTTATGGAATTTTACAGAAAATTTTCGGTATCGGCAGGGTATCTGCGGCTGAATCGGAAGGTAAAAGAGCCGTTCATCAAGAAAATGCAAGAGGAATGCGAGGCTTCGGGGATGCGCTTTTACGTTAGCGACGCCCATTTTAAGGAGTTATGCGCAAGCGGCAGTTGCTGCGGTCTTCCCGAGGATTGGAATTACAGCCGGGGACAATTCTGCCAAGCCCTACAAATTGCAAAAAAGAACGGCGTGGTACACTTCGGCGATATAAGCAAAGACATCAACAATTTGCTGAACTTCGAATGGGCGAGGGCTGAAGGGTACAACGCAAACAGCAGCGAACGCAGGGCGAAGTTCTACGGTATGACTATGGCGGAATATATGCGTTGGTTGTGGAACAATCCACAGGCAGGGCAAAGCCCATATAAACTATTCGAGGGAATACTCATTCCAACCGGGAACGACGAAAACGGCGACATCGTGTATGCGTTAAAGAAGTAACGAACAAAAGTAATAAGCAACGGTATGACAAGGATGATAATTTGTTGTAAGCAGGCAAGGTTGTTCACGTCTACCGTTGTTTTATTCAAAACGAAATGAACAAGGCAGCAAATATAAACACCTTCAAAGTCAGCGACTTCGCTGCACAGGTAAAGACCGTCGGGGGAAGCGAGGCGAATCGCTGTAAATACCCTGCAAGGCTTGACACCTACGGATGCGGATGCGCTCATAATTGCGCCTACTGCTACGCTCGTTCACTACTTGAATTCCGGGGCTTATGGAATCCACGCTATCCGAAGGTTACGGACTACGACAAAATGAAACGCATCATCGCAAAGTCAAAGACAGGGAGCGTCCTGCGCCTCGGCGGAATGACAGACTGTTTCCAACCTGTCGAGGAGCGTTCACGTTCAACGTGGAAGGCGATAAAATGGTTGAATCAGAAGGGAATACACTACTTAATCGTAACGAAATCCGACCTCGTCGCCTCGCCACTCTACACCGACCTAATGGATAAAGACCTTGCACACATACAGGTTTCGATAACATCAACAGACCCGGCAAAATCCCGGGCAATCGAGAATGCACCGCTCCCGGAAAGACGCATCGCAGCGGCAGAGAGGTTGCAGGAACTTGGATTCGATACCGCCGTGCGCCTTTCGCCCTTCATTCCCGATATGTACGACTTCGACGTCATCAACAGAATACAATGCGACAAGGTACTCGTCGAATTCCTTCGGGTAAACGCTTGGATTCGCAAATGGCTCGGGGGCGACTTCCCGGCACACACACACACCGAGGGCGGATATGACCACCTACCGCTCGAACGGAAAAAATACTACCTGTCAAAGATTACAGGCTACAAACAGATAAGCGTCTGCGAGGACGTGGCAACTCATTACGCCTATTGGAAAAACAATGTAAACCACAACCCGGACGACTGCTGCAACCTAACGCTGAAAAAGTAAGAATATGGAAGAACCGAATCGCAAGAGAAAAACACACAGGGACACAATACGCAGGCGGCAAGTCCGCACCGACATTATCGCACAATACTACCGTCGTGGCTACACCTACCGGGATATTCGCCGGGAAGTCATGCAACGCCTCGACTTGAAAACCTACTCCCTGCAAACGCTACATAAAGACGTACACGCAATGCTCGCAGAATGGAGAGAGGAACGCCTCGAAAGCGTGGATGAACAGATACAACTCGAACTCGCTCGTATCGACGAAATGATACGTGAGGCGTGGGCGCAATGGGAAAAATCAAAAGACGACTACGCAGCACAAACGACACGAAGAAAAGGTATTCCGCAAGCACAGGCAAGCGAGCCGCAAGCCACCGAGCCTGCTATCATCCCTGTCCTCGTCGAGCAGACACGAAAAGACGTTGTCAATACAGGCGACGTACGCTACTTGGAACTAATACACAAACTGCTATGCGAACGCCGGAAAATCCTCGGACTGTACCCGGCAGAACGGAAGGAACTCACAGGAGCGAACGGCGAAGCCCTCATTCCGGAAGCCATGTCGCAGGCGGAAATCGAGAAGGAAGTTAAACGAATCATGGAAGCAATCAAGCACTAATGAGCAGTTTCGTTGCAGATATAGAGGCATTGCAAACAATGAGGGACGGTTTCCGGCACTACGCCCGGAAACACCTTTACACATTCCTCGAATACTGCGACCGGAATTATCAGCGAGAATGGTATCATACGCTTATCGCCGATAAGTGCGAGGAAGTTTACGAAGGGAAGATAAGGCGTCTAATGATATTCGTTCCACCGCAGCACGGAAAGAGCGAAATCGTTTCCCGACGCTTCCCGGCGTGGGCACTCGGCAAGAATCCGAAACTGAAAATCGTCGGGAGCAGTTACTCGACAGACCTCGCCCGGAACTTCTGCCGGGCTATTCAGCGCACAATCGATGATAAGGATTATGCCGTTCTGTTCCCGGATACAAGAATAAACAACAGCAACGTGCGAACAGACGCAACCCGGGGGTGGGTACGTAACGCAGACATGTTCGAAACTGTCGGTAAGGGCGGATTCTACAAGGCGGTCGGAGTATCGGGAAGCCTTACAGGAACGCCTGTCGATATAGCAATAATCGACGACCCGGTCAAAGACGCACTCGAAGCATACAGCCGCACGTATCGGGAAAGGGTATGGGATTGGTATTTGAACGTTCTTCTGACACGCCTTCACAACGATAGCCGTCAGATACTAATTATGACACGGTGGCACGTGGACGACCTCGCCGGGCGGATACTTGAACGTGAAGGCGATAAGTGGGATTTAGTGAGTTTCCCTGCAATCTGTGAGAGCGATAAGGAAGCGCACCGAAAACCCGGCGAAGCGTTATGGGAAAGCCGACACAGCATTGAACGTTTGAGAGAGATTGAGGCACGCAGCCCTCGGACATTCGCTTCGCTATACCAACAACGCCCGGCAATCGAAGGCGGAAACATCATTCAACGCTCGTGGTTTAATTACGTTCCGCTTGCCGACTTCGAGCGCATAAGGGATAACTCCCCGATAGACTACTACGTCGATACAGCATATACAGACAACGCCGCCAACGACCCGACAGGGGTTATCGGCACTTGCAGCATCGGGAACGACCTGTACATCGTGTGTGCCGAAAAAGTACGTATGAAATTCCCCGACCTCATTCGTTTCCTTCCCGGCTATGTACGTGAACACGGATATACTGACAGCAGTACGATACGCATCGAGCCGAAGGCAAACGGACTGTCCGTCATTGACCAACTACGAGAGGGCACGGGGCTGAACGTAACAAAGACACCAACGCCCCGGGAAAGCAAAGAAACAAGGCTAAATGTAGCCTCGCCCTTCGTCGAATCCGGGCGTGTGTACCTCGTCGCAGGGGCTTGGAACGAATCATTCATCGAGGAAATATGCGCCTTCCCTTCCTTTCCTCACGACGAATACCCGGATTTACTCTGCTATTCTGTTGATAACCACTTAAAAAAGAGTAACAGGGTAAACCGCAGAAATCTAACGAAACTCGCTAAAAAACTATATTAACATGGCAACAATACAAGAAATTCTCGACAAGAGCAGGGCGATTGACGACATTATCAAAGACCTGAAAGAAACTGACATCGAAATACCCGAATGGGACACGCTCGAAAAGGAATACAACCCTCTGCTGCACCCGGTAATGGATACGGCACTCTATCAAGACATCGTCGATGACGGCGTTACAACGAAGGTGTCCCGGGTGGTACAGGATATGCAACGCCTCGCCGTCAAACGCATGACGGAACTCGC